TCGGTGCCGACGTTGAACGGCTCAAGCATACCCCTCGTAACAAACTGATTGCACACCGCAATCGCCGCACCGGCGACGGCGCTGATGCCGTTGTTATTGAAAGGCAGCTTGCCGACCTGCGGGGCCAGCACGGCGAGCACGGCATTCTGAATGTCGCTCTCAAGGCGGTCGCGGACAAAGATCGTATCCATGAACGCGTGTGCGCCTGGAGCAACAAAGCCGCTCGTTTGACCTTTCTGGATCTGGCTGATGACGCCGTAGGTGACGTAACAGCTAGCGCCGTGGCTCGTGGCATTGTTGTACTCGGCCGGCGTCAGGTCGTCGGCGACGAGGCCCGACAGCGTCTTGCCGGCCGCGGTCGACTGGCCGAGACCTTGCGGGATGAGCAGGCCGGCGAGCTCGGCATCGGCGGCGCCTGCGCCTGCATTCGTCTCGACGATTGCGGCAGTGTTCTGCGATGCGCCGAGCGAGCAGACGTAGCCGCTGATCTCAACGGGCACGAGCGGGTCGGCGGCAGTGATCACGATTTCGCGATCGTTGCTTGTACCGCCGCCGACGGTCGTAACAACCGCCGTGCTGATTGCTGCCGTAGCGGCAAGCGCGGTTGCCAGATCCGACAACGTGGTATCACTGGTGGCGTTGAACACGACCGGTCCAACAGCAGCGCCGTTGACGTTCAGCGTAACGCTGTTGAGCGCAACAAACGCGTCGCTGATCGTCAGCGTCAGCGTCTGCGCGTTCGCCTTGCGAGCCACAACGCCCGTGCGCAGGCGACCGGCGTTCTCGAGGATCGTCAGGACCGACGGGCCAGTGCTGAATGCGGCAGTGTCCTGCGTCTCGGCAAAGAAGAAGTGACGACGCGACGCAACAGTTTCAACCCACGTCGCGCAAATCTGGATGTCTCCGCTCGTGCGCGAGGTCACAAGCAGGGCGTACCATGCGCTGTTGGCCGCCTCGACCGCGGTGAGCTCCGCGCTCGACAGGCTGTTGACGCTGGCGACGATGTAGCGCTTGACCCGTTTGTTGCTGTAGGACAGCAGGTGCAGGGCAAGCGTGTACGCCTTGCTGGTCGTCGTGTAGTACGGCGTCCCAGTGTTGTCCTTGAGATCCAACAGATCTTGCAGGCTGTAGCAGGTCGCGAGTACCGGCACGCCAGCGCCTGCGCTCATTTTGTTCTCAGTGTCGACGATTAGCGGCACGCCGAAACCGTCCACCGATTGCGCCGCGCCGATCAAGTTGATCGTCAGGTCGACGAGATTTGAAACAGGAAGCTTGCTCATTTCAACCCCTTATCCGGTGATTGGTACGCCGTCGACTTCGATGCCGTCCAGTTCTACCGTCTCAATCCAGCCGACCGCCTCGGTTGTGCTGTCGAGCGTCGCAACGGTCAAGTCGCATTGTGCACGAGATTCGCCCCTCGTGTCTAGCATTGTCGTCAAATCCGCAACAGTGCCGACCGGCCACGCCTTGCACCCGGCCTGCCGCAAGGCGAGCTGGCGCGAATCCTTGCGCAGCTCACGTGACAATTGTGCGAGCATCGCCGCAGCATGATTGGCGCCGTAGGTCGTATTGCTGTAGACGTTGACCGACACCGTATGGCGGCGGTGGTGCGCGTAGAAGGTGGTGCCGGGGGTAGGCGTGTTGCCCGACTCGTCGCGGCCCTTGAGACCCTGTTGCACATCGCGGGTCGTGATGTTGAGTACCGCAAATGGCTTGGCAGGCATCGACGCCGGATCGGCGCTGTAAGCCCAAATGACGTTGCACGTCGGCAGCGCCGCCTTGACCGCGTCGTAAAGCGCATCCTGCACGTTGGGCCATGTGAACGTTGCCATGCTACGGCTCCGCAGTCTGCTCGACGAGGACCGAGCGGTTGTAGACGCCGAGCGTCACCCAGTCGCGGTCCTGATAGACCTGATAGGTGCGACCGTTGAATATGATGCGGTCGGCCTGCGTAATTGCCGTGCCGCTCGCAGTCGGCTGGTCGCCGCGCACATCGGCGGTCGTGTGACACAAGTAGCGTGCGCGCAGACGAATGCCCTCAGGCAACAGGTCGCGCGTGCGGCCGTCGATCGGACCGATGACGGCGGCGATCGTCGTGTTGGTTGGGGTGCCGGCGACAAAGACGCCCTTGCTGCCGGCCGTCGTGCTGTAGGCGCCGGCGGAATAGCGCACGCGCGTCACGTCCACAGTCGCGAGCGAGGTCACGCAGTCTGTCACGATCACGGGTACGCCTGCCATTAGACCCCCTCGACCTTGAATTGAATCGACTGCACGAGTTGCCCGGTGTCGATAAGCGGTGTCGTCGCATCGCCGAGACTAGCTAAACCGCCGCCGTGTGAGCCTTTCTCCATGCGTTTCTTGACGGTGTCGGGTGATAGGGGCGGCGGGATCTTGCTGGCGATTGTCTGCTTGACCTGCCCGACCGTCATTACGCCGAGCCGCTGCGCCGCTTTCGATGCGGGCATCTTGCCGCGTGCGACATCGGCCGACAGTTGCTCGGCAGTCTCGAGAGGACCGCCGCCGTCTACCGTCGAACGCAGGAAACTGCGCTCGGGGACGTTGCCGCCTCCAAATTCATGCACGGCGCCCAATTGCGGATTGGTGAATTCGCCATCCTTACGCTGCGCCTGATCGCCGTGGATGCCCACCGTCACGACTGCGCCAGCGAGCTTTTCGACTTCGCGCATAATGCGATCGTATATGGCGCGATTATCAATGACTTGCACAGCCATCGCGCCCCCTAGACGATCGCGCCGCCTGCGCAGTAGCGATTGATCAGGACATACAAGGCCTGCCCGTAGGCCGTCGATTGCAGCATGTGCCGATCCATGTGCGGCGGCGCCGCGTTGCTGATCGACACGTCGCCGACGTCGCGATTCGTCACCGCGCCACCGGCCCCGCTCGCACCGCCCGCCGATCGGACGAGATTGTGGCAGATCCACAACATCTGCGCCTGATCGGCGTCGGTGCTGAACAGGTCGGGATCTACCGCGCCGGGCGCCCAGCCGATCCAGAGGTTGATAATCGAGGTCGAAACCCCGGCAAACTCGGGAGCAAAAGCTTGGACGTCCGACGCGGTGATCGCCATGGGTTCTCCTTACATGCCGTAGCGGATCTGGAGCGCGACAGGGTAGCGGATATTGATACCGCCCGACTGCGCGTGGATCGCCTGCGTGATGTACGTGGACTCGATGTCCGGCGGCAGGAAAACCGGCGCGACGGGCAGGATGCGACCGGCCACGAGCGGATCGTGACGGTAGCAGATCATCCACTTCGAGCCGCTGCCGTTGTCGGCAAGCTCGGGGTGGGCGGTGATCTGCGGGTTGGGCGCACCCGCCGCGGCCAGCGCCTGCTCGGCAAACTGGAGGATCGTCATGCCGGTGAGCTGCGAACGCGCGGTCGTGGCAAGCTTCATGTACGAAGCCACCGACAGGGCGATGCGGTTGGGGAGCAGGCTGCCCTTGCCCTTGACCGCCTCAACCACCGCCGAGATCATCGACACGATGTCGAGCTCGATCTCGTCGGGCGTCTTGTTCGCCCACAGCGGCGAGCCGGCGCCGCCGTTGGCGACGACCGACTTGACGATGTCGGCGTTGCTGTACACGCCTTGGATGCCCTCGGCGCTGTCGCCGAACCATACCTCGGAGTTGATCGACTCCGACACGGTACGCATCGCACCTTGCAATTCCAGCGCAGGCAGCGGGACGTTGCCGAGCGCGGCGCGAGCGATGTCGTCCAAGCCCCACGAGGCATGGGCGAGCAACGGCGCGACGTTCTGGCTGTTCTGCGTCACCTGAATGTCGCCACGCAGGCCGATGTCCTTGTAGTTGCGCGAGATGCGGCCACCCTTGGTCCACGTCTGCGCCTTCCACGTGTATACCTGCTGGTACGGCTGCGGCTGATCGACGGCCATCGGGAACGCCATCATCGAGGTCAGGTCGGCAAGGGGCTCTTGCGCGATAACCGCCGAGACGTACTGCAATTCACGGGCCAGCGCGTACGAGCTAGCGGCGTCGAACCGCGCGCCCGTGGCGATGCTGTCCATGTGGCCCTGCATCATGGAACGCAACGGGCTCGCCGACAGGCGATCATGGAAACCGGCGAACCGGCTATCGTTGTGGACAAGTTGCTTGCCGTCGATCACGAGGTCTTTGCCGGCCGCATCGACGTGCAATGCACCGTCGACAATGGCTTTGCGAATCATCTTAGTCATGGTCTTTCTCCTTGAATTCTACCGCTTAGGCCGGCAGGTTGATCGTCAGCAGCGCCTTGCCGCTGGCCGCGGTGTACGCCGACGCGAATTGAGCGTTGGCGAGCAGTTGCGTGTTGACGCCGTCAGCCGTTGCGCGGAACGTGCCGGCGAGCTTGACGAGGCCGTTGGTCGTGTGCTGGAGGTACACAGCCGACGTCTGATCGACGTCCTCGCTGATCGGCACCCACACTTGACCGCGACGCAGGGTCGGCATGTTGGGCACGCCGCCAGCAGCCGACGAGTAAGCGCTGCTCTCGATCGGCAAGTTGCCGTCGTTGAACACGACGCCCGCGAACGTGCCAGCGCCGTTGGGCAGCTTGGCGCTGTTGGCACCAGCCGTGTCGACCACGACACCGTAACCGGGCTTGACGTCAGTCGCGTCGATCAGGATGTACGAACGGACCAGCAGGTCCGCGCTGTTGCCGTAGCCAAGCTGACCGATCTGGCCGACCGTCAGCGTAGAAGTCACCGAGGAAAATGCGCTCATTGATTATCTCCCGCGGGGTCGGCCCGCGTAGTGCCACGCCTTACGGGCGAGGTGATTGGCGTCTACAGTCTCAACCTTGATCGAGACGGGACGCACGTTCAGACCGGCGGCGATGACCGCGGCCGGGGTGTTCGATTCAGCACGCAGTTCGAGCGCGGCGTCGAGACGGGCGGCGATGTAATCATCGCTGCGGTCCTCGACACCCTTGACGCCGAGCGCGGTCAGCGCGTCGAGGCGCAGGGCGCGGTCGTCTTTGCCGGTGCAATCGTAATGCGCGCCCGTGACCGAGCGCACGCGGGTCTCAAGTTCGACCCGGCCACGCGCCCAATCGAGCGCATCTTTCTTGGCCTTGTCGGCGCCGTTGTACTTGCCGGCCGCGTTGACGGGAGCGCCGCACATGTCGCAGGCGTCGTATCCGTCTTTCTTGGCCTTCTTGTCTTTCTTGTCTTCGTCGTCGCCGCCGTTCTCGTCCTCGGCCGGCTTGTCCTCGTCCTCGTCCTCGTCTTCCGATTCCTCGGCGGCGGCGGCGGGTTCGTCGGTCATCTTGGCGTCGATCGTCGCGCGCAATTCGTCGCGCTCGGCCTCCGCCTTATCGGCGCGGGCCTTCTCGGCGGCGGCTTCGATCAGCGCCGCTTCTAGCTTTGCTTTCAAGGTCATATCGTCCTCGTCCATGTAGTCGTCGTCGCTGTCGAGGCGGGCGACCTGCCACGCCGTTTCGAGCGAGTCGCCTTTCTTCTCTGCGCGGCGCACGATGGATTCGGCCCACCGGCGCCCGGGGTCGCCGCCCCACAACAGCCATGCTTGGTATCCCTTGGAATCCTTGCCCCATCCCTCGCCTTTCTTGTCGACCTCGTGACGGGCAAAGAACGACACCATGCGCTTGATCGTGTCGAGGCTGACCGGGTCGCGGTTGGCGAGCTGCTTGGCGCGGGCGATGCCCACGGCAGTCCCGCCGCGGTTGCTCGGCGGCTGCTCGGCGCGCAGTTCGAGGCCACGCCTAGCGGCGGCGGCGACATCGGCAGGCGGGGTAAATGTATCGGTGTCGGCGGTATCGTGCACGAGGCGGACATCCGGCCCGTGCCTGCCGTGTTCGACGAGCGCAACATGATTGGCGCGGCGGTTGACCTGCACCCGATCGTATGCCTGCCCGTCAAATTGGCCTTTGCGCATCTCGACGTCGGCGTAGTAGCCGAGCGAGATTTCCTTGTGCGTCGTCTGCGCGGCCTCGACGGCATCGCGGGCGTAGACCGCGATTGGGCTTGCCAATCGGTCGCCGAGCATCACTACGCCGTCGCCGATTGCGCCGACCGCAAGATAGCGGGCGTTGTCGCTCGTCACCATCTCGGTCGGGTGGTTGAGCGTCACAGGCGCAAGCTTGAGCGAGTCGATCCACGCCGGGTCCGACAGCGTCGAGCGCGGCACGTATTCGTGCCAGACCGCTCCCGATTGGTCGCTGTAGCGGTAGACGCCCTCCTTGGCCAGCACCGCACGACCGCGCAGAATCCCCGTCTCGGGGTCCACCGCGTCGATCCTCGGGGCCAGATTGTCGTATCTGAGAACGCTCATAGGTCTATTGTCCACGATTGCGCACAATGTGCAAGCGCGATCACGGCACGCGCCGCTGCGCCAGTTTGACCTCGGCGGCGACCTCGCGCGCGGCTCGCTTGGCGACCTGTTCGCGCGTGGCGTCCGGTCCCTCGCGCTGCGTCGGGCCTAGGTCGGCGGTGCGCGCCGCTAGTTCCTCTGGCGTCCAGTTCACGGCAAATTTCTTGGCGTCCTCGGATGTCACCGGGGAGGCCCAACAGCGGCAGGCAATGGGTTCGCCCGGACTGCCCACCGGCGGCGGGCGGTCCCATGACCATACCGTGCCTTGCAATGCAACGTGCGATGGGCGCTCGCGATTGTCCATCGCGCCCATCCACATGTAGTACTCGATGCCCGCGCCGCGCTGCTGGATTTGCGTCAATGCGGCGTTGTACTTGCTGACCTGATCGCGGGCGATAAGTGCCGCGCGCCGCGTGGCGATGCCTTGCTCTTCCTCGAGGCGCTTGGCGATTGTCTCCCACCGGCTGCCGCCCGGCACCATTTCGCGCACGACCTGCCCACAACGCTGCGCGACCTCGAGCGGCTGGCTCACGATCAGGTCGGCGTTCTCGCGCACCCACGCATCGCGCGCCTTGGACATCGCGCTGCCGTCGGGTATCGGGTTCAGGCCGAGGTCGCCGAGTACACGCAGCGTCACACCACGGTTGAACGTCTCGACCTGCTTGGCGTGCTTTGCCGTGATTTTGTCGGTGTCGAGGCTAGCGGCGTAGGCCTTGGCGCGGACCTCGAGCAGCACCACCGCGTCGTCTAGCGACTCGGGCACATCCAGATCCGCCTTCTCGGCGGGCGTGTGCGGGTGGTCCTGTTCGGCTGCGCGCTCGTCCTCGTCCTTGTCCGCGCGGTATGCCTCGGCCATCGCTTGCAAGCGCCGCACCTCAGCCAGCACCGTGTCCGCGGCGAGGCGGTAGGACTCCTGCGCGATGCGCCCGAGCGTCAGGCGGTAGGCGGTCGTCGGGGCGTCAGGCGGTGGCGGCGGCGGCAGGCGCTTGGGCGGCTGGCCTGCGAGCACGGCTAGCTGCCGGCGGTTGGCCTGCGCCGGATCGGCCGCGCGCGTGGCGGGCCTGCCCGGTCGACCTGTGCGCAAGGCGCGGCGCGTGCCCATCACTCACCCGGCAGGGCTGTGAGTTCCTCGGCCTCAGGCTGCTCGGGCTCGAGCTCCGCGGCCTCGGCGGCGCGCAGATCGACCGCGGCGAGCGACTCGGTAATCTCCGGGTTGAGCGTCGTCTCGTAGCTGTAGGTCGAACCGCCAAAGCGCGACTGCCGGATCTCGCTGGCCTCTAGCGCGTTCATGCCGTAGTACACCTGATCGATCTTGGCCTGCTTCTCGCGGCGCGCGATGTCCTTGTCTAGGTCGGGCGGCGCGATCGGGTTGCAGGTGATCGTGTAATCGACCATTTGCCCCTTGGTCGGGCCGTCCTTGCCGAGTAGCACGAGGTCAGTCACGCGGCGTAGCACCGGCATCAGCGCGTAATCCTGCCAGCCATGCACCCAATCGGCCCACAGGTCGCGGTCCATCTCGGCGCCTGCGAGCTTACCCGCTTGATTGCCCCATAGGCGCGACTGCGGGATGCGCACCGCGCCGGCGACCTCTTCCTTCAGCCGGTCGAGGATGTCCGGCAAGCCCGTCACGGGCTGACCCAGTCGGGCATACTCTTCGCTATCGGCATCGACCACGGCCAAGTTTGCAGCGCCGAGGCCCATCTTGAATGCGTTGATGCGGTTGAGCAGCACCTGCGCTTGCTTGGACGCTTGCAAGGTGTTGAATCCCTTCATCTTCAACATGCCCTGCGTGAATTCGCCGGCGGCGAGCGCCGCGCCGCTGTAGGCGATGCCGTAGCGACTCAGGACATCGTAGACGCTTTCGTAGATTGAGTCGCCCCATGTCAGGTTTCCGACTCGCGTCAGCATGTCGGTTGGCACGCCTTCAAATCGGACGAGGCGCGACCAGTGCACGCGGTATGCCGTTGTATTCGTTGAGCTACCGTAAGGCGTGACCGTGTAGTAGTCGGGTTTGCCAAAATTGGGCGAATCGAGGTCGCTCGTGTAGGCGGTGATGTCGGGCAGCGCATAGCGGGCGTCGACGATCACGATGCGCTTGAGTTGGCGCAGGCTTTTGACGTCCATCGGTGTCGTCAGGACGGTCACCGTACCCGTGGCAATCGTCGCCTCGGACTGCATCGAGATACCCTGAGACGGTGCGGACAGGGCGATCGGGGTATCGTCGGTCAGTAGCAGGCCCACGGCGCCACCGTACACGAGCCCCCACGTCATGCCCATGCGCAGCACATCGTGCAGGTGCAGGCGTTCCCACTCCTGCCGGATCTGCTCGGGTAGTTCCTCGTTCTCTGCCACGCCGATAGAGAAACCGGCGCGCGTGGCGTCGGCGGCGAGGTCGTCCACGACCCGCTTGCCGATCCAGTTCTGCCGGTAGATCGCCGTTCGCTCCTGCCACGTCAACATCCCGCGCTGCTCGAACCGCGTGGCGGTCGACTTGTCGCGCCCCTCGAGGCCGTAGCCCTGCCACAGGTTGGTCCAATTGTCGGCGTACTCGCGGCGCACCGTGGCGCTGCCGGCGTCGGTCATAGGCTGCTTGGTCACTCGCTTGCGTGCTGCCATCGGTCCACCTCGTCGGGCATTATGCACCGTATAGGGCCCAGAGGTCCACACCTTCCCGCAGGTAGCGAAGCAGTTGCGACAAAGCATCTACTTGATCGTCGTGCGCTCCTTTCGGGAATAGCAGCAGTTCGTCGATGAATTCGCGCACCCACCCAGCGTGTTCAGGCAGGAGGACCGCGCCGCCCTCGAGCTTGGCCGTCTCGACAAACATCCGCGTGACCTTGTCGGCGACCGGCGTGCACGGCACGAGCGGCCACCGAAACCCATCGGCGCGCAGTTGCTGTAGCAGCGATTGCCCGCTGCCCTTGTCCTCGACCAGCACCGAGTGCGGGTTGTGCACGTCGCACACACCGCGCAGCCGGGCGACGAGGTCGGGAAATTCCCACTTGCCGCGCACGACGTCGAGCAGGTACACGCGCCCCTCGGTTTCACGGGCGACGACCATGACCGTGAAGTCATTGTCGCGCCCGGCCTTGATCGCGGTGTCCACGCTGATCAGCGTGCGCCCAGCGCGGTACGGCGGCGCCTGATCGTAGACGTGTTGCAGCCATTCGGCGCGGATCATCTCGCCCTGTAGCGTCGCATCCCAGTCGCCCTCGAGCCACGCGCGCACCAGCCACGGCGGGCCGCTGGCCTTGAGCCGGTCGATGTAAGTCGGGTCGGCCTTGAGTAGCGCAGGGTTGTCGTTGATCTTGCTCGGGATGAACACGCGCTGTTGCCCGTCGTCGCCTACGAACGGCGTCAGCGGCGGGGCTGGCGTGACGTAGCGCGCCTTGCACCATGCGTGACCGGGGCCACCGGGATTCGCCGTGGCGATCATGCGCACAGGTACGCCGGCGGCCGACCGCAGCGTCGCGCGGAGCTTGTCGATCGGGCGCGGCGTCGACCACGTGCCCACCTCGTCGAAACATAACCACGTGTACTCGTGGCCCTGATATCGGTCGGCGTCCTGATCGCTCTCGAGGTATCGCAGTTTGAGCGTCGCCCCGCTCGGGAACGTCCACGTGCGGGCCTGCACTTGATAGACCGCGCCTAGCTGCGGGAAATACTGGTCCATCGGAACCTTGGCACCCTCGATCTCGGGCAGCGTGCGCCGGAACCAGACGCCGCGCGCGTCCTTGCCGTAGCGTGCCTGATGACTCAGCCAGTCGAGCAGGCTGGCCAAGGTCTTGCCGCCGCCGCGTGCGCCGCCGAACAGGATGTCCGCGACAGGGCACGTCAGCAGCCACGTCTGCGGACCGCGCTGCGGTGCTAGCAGTACCTTCATTCGCCCTTGGCCAAATCGGCCCACGCCTCGGCGCTGTCGGCCATCTTAGGCACGACCACGACATTTGCCGCAATCGCCACAGGCCCGCCCTCAGCGCCAGTCAATTCGACCCGCGTGCGGCCGTAGCGATCGGGATGTCTGCGCTCAAGAATCCACGCCGACGCCTGCCAGCTACCCTCGGTCGCGGCCTTCTGGATCTTGGCCATGTTGGCGACGACCGCTTGGCCGGCTGCTTCTTCTATTGCCTCAGAAAACTCAGGATTCTGTTTGCGCCATTCGTTGAACGTCTCGTAAGTGATGCCGCCATAGTTGGCCGCATCGATATACGCCACGCCGAGCTTGATCGCCTCGATGATCTTCTTGACCCGGTCGGGTGTGTACTTTGTGGGTCTGCCGCCACGGTCAGCCATCGAGCGCCCCCGTTCCTGCGTCTACGTTGTTGGCCTTGGCCCAGCGCGTCCACCGGCGGCGGATGACGTCGCAATAGCGCGGGTCGAGTTCCATCAGGCGGGCGGATCGACCTGTTTGCGCGCAAGCGATAAGTGTTGTCCCTGTACCACCAAACGCATCGGCAATGATTGCTCGGTCTTTTGTAAATGTTGTCACTGCCCATGTTGGCAAATGAACTGGGAATGTCGCGGCGTGGACATCAGAAAACTCATTATCTCGCTGTGCACTAGCTGCATATACGTTTTGAACAGTCCCTTGAAAAGACGCGCACGGGATAGCTCGGCTCGGGTTGGTGTTGGGAGAAAAAAAGATCAAATACTCAAACCGATTGGACATTACGTTTGCTGCCATTTGAGGAGCACCGTGCCCTTTGTCCCAAATTGCAATATCAATTAGATGATTTCGAAACTGATGCAGATAGTCGATAAACGCAATCTTATTGCCGGCAAGTTGTTGCAGGTTTATGCATAACACATGACCTACAATCATCCATGTAGTGGTGAACTCATTTAGCAAATTCAAGTAATTGTCTTGTGTCTTATCATCTCGATACATCCCGTATTTATTGTCTGATGTATGCGTGTTCCCAGATAATAATTCGCTTTTCCCAGCATTATAAGGCGGCGACGTAAATACCATGTCGGCCTTCTCGCCCGCCATCAACCGCTCAACCGCGTCCACGCTAGTCGAGTCGCCGCACATAAGCCGATGCGACCCAAGTTGGTAGACCTCGCCCGGCACGCTATGCACCGGACCTGCTTCGTCCACCTCGGGCGGCTCGCCTTCAGGTTCTAGCACGGTCGGCTGCACTTCGCCCATCAGCGCGGCAAGCTCCTCTTCGCTGAAACCCGTATCGGCAAGCAGCGACGCATCGGCGTCCTGCAATTCTTGCAAGACCTGCCGCAGCGTCGCGTCATCCCACGTCGCGACCTCGCCGACCTTGTTGTCGGCCAGTGCGAGCGCGTGCGCGTCGGCTGGGTCAAGATCGAGCCAGCGCACCGGCACCTTGTCGAGCTTGAGGCGCTGCGCCGCTGCGAACCGCGTGTGCCCAGCGATGATCTCGCCGTCGCGCTTGTTGGCAACGATAGGCGAGCCCCAGCCGAATCGACGGATGCTCTTGGATACCTCTGCGATTGCCTTGGAGTTGTCGCGGGGATTGCTAGCCCACGGCTTCAGATCTGCGATGGCCACCCAAACTGCTGCCGCCTCTGGCGTTTCTAACACACGACACCTCCTGCCCGCAGTCTAGTCCGACCACGGGCAGGAGGCAACCGCTAGTG